GGGGCATATGAGCACGATGACGACTCAGCGGTGTACATGGTGGAGGGTTTACCCGCCAGCATGACAATACCGCCAGCCAAAGTGGCACCACCCAAACTAGGTGAAGAGATGAGGGTTTTGACCTTCTCTGCCTCTGGGGAATGGGTGGAAGCCGACGGCACAATTGTGAACATCAGCCACAACAAGATCTACCATACCGCCAACACCCTACCTGGGCACTGTCGGGCCCCTTACTATGACAAGGACGGGGCAGTGGTGGGTGCCCACAAGTTTGGGCAATGTGAGTTCAATTCAAGGCAATGCAACGGAGGTGTGGTGGAGAAGATCTCAAAGATCTCAAAGCTGACAGTGCAGGGGAACGACACAGTACCTCTGCAACGACCAGCTGGACAAGTGTTCCTTGACGACCACAAGTTAGACCGGATGGGGCGTGTGTTTGCCCCCCGGCACTGCCAGAGGAAAGGCAAGTGGTGGACCCAACGAGTCCGTACAACGCCTCTCCCTCCTGGGGTTACAATGGAATTCACTGTGGGACGACCGCCGGTGGAAATGGTCGAAGCAGAAGTTCACAAGTTTGGGCAACCAGCAGTGGACTTTCCATTCCCCCCGGAGCAAATTGCATCGGCAATGCAAAACATTATCCGACAAGACACCAAATATGCCCATCCGTTCCAGAAGAACGACATCTACGGCCGCATGGCTACTTGCGTCGATCTGCTCAACCCCCTGTCAAGCGTGGGTTACTGTGATGTACTCAACGCAAATGGGAAGAAGGTCGTGGGAATTGACTGTGCCGACCTGGTGGAGTTCATCGGCCTCATTGGAGAAGGAGATCTGGAGAAGGGCAAGGAAGAGCTGACATCTGTGGCGGTAGACTACCTGATGGACATCATGGCTGACCCGCTGGCCATGGCCAGACGCAACTATTGGAAAGTACAAGCCAAGTCAGACAAGTACAAACTGTCCAAGATCCTCAAGGGCCAGGCAAGAAGCATACAGGCACCGTCTGTGTTGTTTAAACTCGTATGGCTCTACTGTTTTCACGAGTCGGACAAGTTGTGGGCCTATGACACAGAGTCGGACAACCACGTGACGGTGTCTGACACGATGCCTATGCGACCGGCCATGTTGGAGGCTATGATGGCAGCGTACGGCGTGTCAAGCACGGACGTAGTGGGATGGGACCGCATGCTCCACGAGATCCTCATGTCCTTCTTCTTTGGAAAGTACTGTGCGGCCCAGTGTCCAGGGATCCCGAAAGAACTGCTGGTATTCTTTGCAGAATGCACCATTGAGTCGTTGCTCGTCATGTTTGACGGCTCCGTGGTGCGCAAGAAGCGAGGGAACCCTAGCGGCTTCCCCAACACCATCCGCCTCAACTGCGTCATGCAGAAGCTTGTCAACCTGCTGTGCCAAGCTAGGGCGTATCTGAAGTTGACTGGTGGTTGCAACTTCAACCATGCCTTGAACTATGTGCAGACGATCATACGGAGCTTCTACTGCGGTGACGATGGCATCAATTTTGCACTGACTGAGGAGGGCATGCGGGTGGTGGAGATGTCCCAAGACGAGTGGGTGCAAACCCCATGGGAAGTCAAGCGGGAAGGGCAACACATCTACGTCACAGACGCAGATGGGCACAAG